ACTGTTCTCCGCTGCCGACGGGGCGCACTGGGAGCCAACGTGCAAGCCCAAGATTCCCGGCGTGCGGTCGTATCACTTGCCGTCGTTCTACAGCCCGTTCGGCTTTCGCCCGTGGTACAAGTGCATAGCGGACTACCTCGCCGCGTATGACCCGGTCACCAAGCAAGTCAAGAGCTACGCCAAGCTGCAAGAGTTCTACAACAACACCTTGGGGGTGCCGTTCAAACCGAAGGCGTCCGCGATCAAGTTCGAGGCGGTATCGGCACACCGCCGCGCGGGTTACCGATTGGGCGAAGTGCCGAACAAGTACGCCGTGCAGTTCGCTGGGTCGCGCATCCACTTCTTGACGTGTACCGTCGACGTCCACGCGAAAAACTTAGCCGTGACGGTCACCGGCTGGACTCGCGACCAGCGCAGCTTTACGGTCGATTATTGGCGCTACGAGGTTGGCGACGGCGAAGACTGCTCGGAGGTCGGCAGCCCGGTATGGGGGCGCCTGCGCGCATTGATCGAGGAGAAGGTCTACACCGCCGACGACGACGCGCAGTACCGCATCGCAATAACGCTAATCGACGCCAGCTACTCGACCGACACCGTCGTAAAATTCTGCGCGGCATACGAGGCGGGCGTTTATCCGGTGTTCGGTCGTGACCAGACCGCCAAGAATCAAGCCGTCAAAGAGTTCGCCCCGTTCACTACGCAGGCGGGCACTACGGGCTACCGTATTTTGGTAAGCCACTACAAAGACCGCCTCGCGCCTGTGCTGCGCCGGTCGTGGTCGGAGGAAGACGGCGAGCAAGGCGCGTACCACTTCAACGCGCCGGTTGACATCACAGACAAACAGCTTAAAGAGCTAACCGTCGAAGTGCGCAAAGAAAAAACCGACGAGGCCGGGAATACGAGCTACGTCTGGCACCGCCCCGGTAACGCACGAAACGAGTTATGGGACTTGCTCGTCTATGGTCACTGCGCGGTAGAAATTATCGCGTGGGAGGTGTGCGTCAACCAGTTCGAGCTACCCACGGTTGACTGGGATAGGTTTTGGGCTTATCTTGAGAGCCACAAACCATATCTAACCCTACCGCCCGAGGCTAAAGCCGTGTAATGGATCGATCTTTCACGTTAGACCGCATCACCGCGACTAAGGCGCAAATTGTCGCCTACGAGGGTGCGTTGCTCGCTTTAGCGGCGGGCGGCGGCATAGAGTCTTATACGTTAGATACGGGACAGAGTCGCCAAACCGTTACGCGCGCCAACATTCCGGCAATGCAGAAAATGCTAACCGCGCTTTACAACCAACTCGCAACCCTTGAAGCCCGCGTGTACGGCGGCACGACGAACGTGAGGCCTGTGTGGTGAGCTGGTTTTCTAGAGCCTTTAAGCCCTTAGCCGCCGCGATTGCCGGGGCTAACGCCGCGCCCGTGCTCGACGTCGATTCGCTCCAGCCGAAAGCCTACGCAGGCCAGATCAACACCGACCCGTGGGAGAATTCCCTATTCGACGGCGGCAAGTTTTGGGGCGGCTTTGGCGTAACGCAGCTACAAACCGTCGATTACTGGACGCTGCGGGCACGCTCCGCGCAACTTTTCAACGACAACCTGTACGCTCGCGGGCTTATCCGCCGCCTGATTACTAACGAAATTAACACCGGCTTGACGCCCGAAGCGGCGCCAGACGAGCAAATTCTCGGACTCACCGAGGGCAGCTTGGCCGATTGGACGGAAAACGTCGAGAACCGCTTCGGCTTGTGGGCTAAAAACCCAATGGTGTGCGATTACCTCAAGGAGTCCACGTTCGGCGAGCTGCAGCGCACTGCAAGGCGCGAGGCGCTTGTCGAGGGCGACATTCTCGTCGTATTGCTCCAAGACCCGGCGACCCGCCTACCCGCCCTCCAGCTCGTAGCTGGTTCAAGCGTACAAACCCCATTCGAGAACGCCCCCGGATTGCTACCGGCGGGACATGAAATCGTTCACGGAGTCGAAAAAGACGCCCTCGGGCGGGTTTTTGCGTACCATATTCGCCAGAAAAATGGCAGTTTTAAGCGTCTTTTGGCCTACGGAAAGCAGTCTAAACGCCGCCAAGCGTGGCTCGTTTTCGGCACCGACAAGCGCCTCGACGACACACGCGGGCAGCCGTTACTGTCAATCGTGTTGCAATCCCTCAAGGAAATCGACCGCTATCGCGATAGCACACAGCGAAAAGCGACGGTTAATTCGATTATTGCGGCGTGGGTTGAGAAAACCGAAGACAAACCCGGCACGCTACCCTTCACCGGGGGCGCCGTCCGCCGTGGGCAGGTCGAAGTTAGCGACGGCACCACCGCAGGCACGCCGCGCAAGTTTAATATCGCGGGGCAAATCCCCGGCCTTGTAGTCGAGGAGCTGCAACACGGCGAGAAAATCGTCTCGAAGGGCGGCGAGGGCACCGACCTAAACTTCGGCGAGTTCGAGGAGGCAATTATTCAGGCCGTGGCGTGGGCTAATGAAGTGCCGCCCGAGATTCTGCGCCTCGCGTTCTCAAACAACTACAGCGCGTCGCAGGCGGCAATCAATGAATTCAAAATCTATCTTAATCTGCGTTGGACTAAGTTCGGCGAAGAGTTATGCGGCCCTGTTTTTGACGAATGGCTAGTCTCGGAGGCGTTAAACCGCAAGATTAGCGCGCCCGGACTGCTCGAAGCGTGGCGCGATCCGGCAAAACACGATATTTTGTCGGCTTGGACGCGTGCCGAGTGGTATGGATCGATAAAACCCAGCACCGACATGCTAAAACAGGCCAAAGGCTCCAAGCTTTTGGTGACGGAAGGCTGGTCTACCAACGCTCGCGAGGCGCGGATTAACACCGGCACCAAGTTCGACCAGAATATCAAGCGCCTAGTGCGTGAAAACGAGTTAAAAGCCAAGGCGCTGCGCCCGTTGCTGGAGTTGCAAGCCGAGTTTGGCCCGGATACCACCGAACGCGCAGCCGCAGCGCTGGAAGACGCGGTTATCTTCGCCGTGGAGTCCGCCCGTGATGACTAACAAGAGGTTTCCCTATGTGGTGGCTACTTAGCGCAGACCTGCGCGCCCACTTTAAACACGTTTTGGCCAGCGGCTTGACGCCAACAGCCGCGCAGGAGATTGAATACGCAGCGGCCTACGGCTACGACGGCACCAGCGCGCCCCGCATTTTGCAAGTAGCGGGCGATGTTGCCACGATAACCGTGGGCGGCGTGATGACTAAAGGCCCGAGCCTGTTCGCGATGCTGTTCGGCGGCGGGAACGTCATATACCCTGAAATCGTGGCGGCCATCGACGCAGCCGAGCGTGATCCGGCGGTCAAGCGCATGGAGTTGGTACTCGACAGCCCCGGCGGTCAATTCGACGGGCTATTTGAGGCCGTAGCCGCACTGCAATCGCGTAAAAAACCGTTAAAAGCCATTGTCCGCAACACCGCCGCATCGGCAGGCTATGCGCTGGTAAGCCAAGCGGATGAAATCGTCGCGGTAAATCGCGCCGCGCGTATCGGTTCGGTTGGCGTCGTCATCGACACCTACCTCGACCCTAACGAAATTTCGATAACCAGCACCGAGGCGCCCAACAAACGCCCCGACCTGTCCACCGAGGAAGGCCGCGCGGTAGTTCGCGAGGAGCTGGACGCACTGCATCAACTTTTTGTCGAGGCCATCGCCACCGGGCGGGGCATGACAGTTGAAAAAATTAACGCCGAATTCGGGCGCGGTGGTACACTGCTGGCCGACGAAGCGCTAAAGCGCGGCATGATTGACGGCATACAGGGCAACCCCCTGCGCGTCGTCAAGTCTGCCACATCATCAAAAACCGCCGCTATCGGCGGGATTAACCCGGAGAACGGAAATATGGACCTAGCAACACTAAAGGCCCAGCATCCCGACGTTTACGCGGCGGCGATGCACGAGGGCGTAACTGCCGAGCGTGAGCGTGTAAGCGCACACCTAATCATGGGCGAAGCGTCCGGAGCGATGGATACGGCAACCGCCGCTATCAAGTCCGGCGACACCATGACGGCGACCCTGCAAGCCACCTACATGGCCGCAGGCATGAACCGCAAAGACCAGTCTAACCGCCAAAACGACAGCGCCGACGCTGCCGCCGCCGCGAGTTTGGCTGCCCAACAATCCACCGACGCAGACGCAACGGGAGCCGAGCAAGTTTTGGCGATCCTTGAGTCGAACCTCGGCATTAAGTAAGGGGAGAGGCCAGCCATGACTATGACTGTAACTAACAACACGTTAAACAACCCGATCCTGCAAGACGCCGAGTTTCGCGACGATGTGCTAAACCTCGCGGGGGCGGACTCTATCGCGGCAGGCACTATCCTCGCGCGCGACTCGGCGTCGTTAAAGCTTGTCCTGTTCGTTAAAGGCGGCAGCACAAACCAAAACGGCATCCCGAAAGCCATCCTTACCTACCCGGTGGTGACTACCGGCGCAGGCGATGTGCGCGTGCGCGTAGCGGTCGCGGGCAAGTTCCGCCGCAACAAACTTATTATCGACGCGGATGGCACGGGTGCCAACATCGACGCGGCGGTACTCGATCAACTTCGTGATTACAGCTTGGTGCCTATCGACGTCACCGAGTTGAACATCGTCGACAACCAATAAGGAGCTGCCGCTATGAGTGGTACTACTACGATCCGCATGATCGCTGCCTACTTCCAAGAGGCAGAACCTACCGCGTTTTTTGCGGGCATGTTTCGCGTGCGCCCGGAGAACATTCACTCGTCGGAGGAAGTCGAAATCGACATCGTTCGCAGCGAGGAAGATGTTTCTATCGTTGTCACCGACATGAACACCGGCTATCGCATGAACAGCGAAGACCTGTACACCAACAAGTCGTTCAAGCCGCCAGTGCATAAAGAGGCTTTGCCCCTTAACTCTGCCGACCTGATTAAGCGTATGCCGGGTCAACACCCCTTTGAGTCGCCGAACTTCCGCGCCAACGTTATTCAAAAAATGTTTAGCGGTATGCGTAAGATTCAGCGCAAGATTGCCCGCGCAATCGAGCTGCAAGCGTCCCAAGTAATGCAAACAGGCATCGTGTCTTTGACGGACATCAACGGCGCAGTGCTGTACACCCTGGACTACAAACCCAAGGCGAACCATTTCCCGACGGCGGGCACTAGCTGGGCGTCTGCAACTCTCGCGCAAAAGATCGCCGATATTATTTCGTTGGCGGATCGCGTGCGCACTGACGGCTTGGTTAGCCCCGACGAGCTGGTATTCGGCGCCAATGCGTGGGAGAACCTGATTCAAACCGCTGGATTCCTCGACATTCGTTTCGACTCCTCGCGCGCCAACTTGGGCGAAATCACGTCGCAACAACGTCGCGGCGGCGGCGGCATCTACCGTGGCACTTTGGAGCTGGGCAACTATAAATTCGACGTGTTTACCTACGACGGGCGCTATAAAAACCCACAAACCGGTGTAAGTACGCCGTTTATGCACCCCGGTAAGATCGTTGTGCGCTCAACTTTGGGTCGTTTAGACGCTACTTTCGGGGCTATCCCGAATATTGGCGCCCTGCTCGGCGCGGGCAATCGTTTGCTGCCGGAGTTGCCGCAACGCTTTACTTCTACCGAGTTTGGCGTGGACTTGTTCACCAACGTGTGGCTATCTGCCGACGGCGAGTCGCTGTTCGGTGGCGTAGGCGCCCGCCCGTTAATGGTTCCGACGGCAATCGACACGTTCGGCTGCTTGAATACTCAATTGACGTAAGCGAGTCGCGTGGCGGCCTCCGGGCCGCCTAACTTAAACGAATTCAAGGGCGAAAAATCATGCCAAGTAACGCAGAATTAAAAGCCGGTATCGACGCGCTAGCGACTGAGTTAAGTTTGCAGGTAAGCGTCGACGGTTTGAACAACGCGCAACTCGCCGACAAGCTCAGCGAACTACGCGAGGAGAAAGCGAAACGCGCCGAAGCGCCGGCAACTGAAGCCGAAGCCGAAGCGCCGGCAACTGAAGCCGAAGCCGAAGCGCCGGCAACTGAAGCCGAAGCCGAAGCGCCGCTCGCCGTCATCGAATCCGGCTACGTCGTAGCACCAGGCAAAGCGATCACGACCAAAGCCGGGATCAAGTCAGGCGACGAAGACGACAACGAAGTAAAAGCCGAATACTTTGAGGGGGGCGACGAAGCACTGCAAGCCCTCGTCGAGTCTGGCTACGTGCTCAAGGCGTAACGCGTGGGGCTGCGTGAGCTAGCCGAGCAAGACCTCGCCGTGATCGTCGAAGATCGCGACGGGGGCTTCGGCTGGGACATCGTCGTAACCGATCCGGCGGGTGTGAATTACACGCTCGTCGGGTTGTCCACCGACATCGCGCAGGCCGTAGACCCGGAGACGGGGCAGCTCGTAACAGGTCGTTCGGCTGCGGTATCTATCAGAATATCGTCGTTATTGCTTGCGGGGGCGACTAGCTTGCCGCGAGCGATACCCGACAAGGGCGGTAAACCGTGGCTCGTCTCGTTTGACGACATCAACGGCGCCCCGTGGACGTTTAAAGTCCAACACGCCAGCCCAGACCGGGCGCTCGGCGTCTTAACACTTCAACTTGAACTTTACGGGGCGTAGGCGATGCCAACAGAATTCAGCATGAGCGGGCTAATCAATCCGGCGACGGGGCTTTTAGACCCGACTTACGTGCCCCCCGTCCCGGTTGTGCCTGACTTCACTATTACTGGCTCGGGATTCGGCACAAAAACCGGGATCCCAGCTTTTGACAATTATGACGCGATAGCCGTTGGCAGTGTTACGGATCAAGTCGGGCAGCTACGGATATCAATATCGGGCGGTACATCGGTAACCGATGCAATAAGCCACTCAGGCACAAAGTGCTTGCGGCACGACTACACCACTGTCAACTTCCCTAAAACATACCGCGAGTTACCAGCAAGAGCTGGTTCCGCATACATATCGTGTTGGTGGAGGTGGAGCGGAACCAACGCAGGCGCAGTT